GTAATAATTGTGCTTGTAGTGCTGCTCTGTTTCTATCAGATGTTGTTTGATATTCTGCTTGTGCAACACCTTCTCTTGCTCCACCAAATGCACCCGCTTGAATTGCTTGTTGTGAAATTGCACCTAAACCTTTTTGTGCTTGAATATCATAACCTTCTAAAGTTGTGTCTATAACATCTCTTTGATATGGAGACATATAAGCTTGGTAAGCTGTTGGACCTCTTAATGCTGATGCTTGTTGTAAATAAGGTTCATAAGCACCAAGTCCACCTGCTTGACCGATTGCTTGTTGTTGTAACGGATCTAGGCCTGCAATAAATTGTGGTCCTAATGTTTTAGATAAATCAGCACCTTTATAAGCACCAATTCCTTTTTGTAATTCATTTAAATAAAGTTTCGATTCTGCTTCTATAAACTCAGCAGGTTTAGTTACTTGTGTAACCACTTCAGCCATTATACTCTCCCACCTTTTTCTAATTTTTTCATCATATCGTACATACGTTGTGCTCCTTTATTAACGTTACCGTCACCCATTCCTCTTACAGCATCTGCTGTGAATACAAATTCATTATTGGCTAACATCGCAGGAATGTCATCTGCCTTCTCTTTTACACCAACTGGAGGAATAAATCCACCACTATCTCTAAGATCTAGTTCTGTAACTCCTGCAGGGTTTTGATTTAATGGTAATCCTTCTATTCCAGCTGCTTGAATAGCATTTTGTTCTGGAGTACCTAAAGCATAACCTATTCTACCACCCATAGCCTCTTTATCTCTAGTTTCTTCCATATATTTTTTAACAGCTGAACCAAAATCATATCCATCATCCATTAATTCTTCTACTCTTTTTACCATTTCAGATTTATTATCAGAGCCGTTACCAAATTTAACTCTACCACCTGCAGCATATCCTCCTTGAGCTGAAGTATATTCAGCAACACCTTCTTCTACTAATGCAGGAATCTCATCTTCTTTGTATCCTAAATTTCTATAACCTTTATCTAAATAACTTCTTAATGCTCCTACATTTCTTGTAGCTGCAACTGCTTCTTCATCACCTTCTTCAGCTTTAGATAAAAGTCCACCCAGTAAAGTACCACCGGCCATAACACCTAAAGTTTTACCAAATGTTTTTTCTCCTTTTAAGAAACCTCCAATGGCTTCTTTACTTGGAAGTTTAGAAGCTAAACTTCCTACACCGCTTTTTAATAAATTACCAAAATTACCAAAACCTGCAGACTTACCAAAAAGAGTAGGAGCAAAATAAGCTCCACCTGCTAATAATGCAGCTTTACCTAAATCAGATTTAGCAATTTTCTTAATACCTTTAGTAACACCTTTAAAAGCTTTTTTTACAAAACTCCCTAATCCGTATTGTTGTCTTGGTTGTTGCATTCTTGAAATTGGCATAATTTATTTATCTGATGATGCTCCTAATGGTGGCATTGCTGCTACCTTAATTTTTAATGATCTAGTTATATCTTCTTTCACTGTATTTGTCGATGGATTTTTAATATCATCGTCAGCTTCTTTATCAGAGTTATACTCTACATTAGTTCTAGTATTACGTAGTACTACTTCAGTTTCACATTTTACAACAGGTACTTTCTTACCATTTATCATTGTGTATGCTACTGATCCTTCTTCTTTAAATGCCATGTTTTCTCCTTAGTCTCGGTTAATTTCTAATATTGATACTGTTCCTTCAATGTCATTTGCACTAGCTGCCTGTACTCTTAGTATATCATTTTCTTCTAAAATAATAGTACCATCTGATATACTTTGTGATTCATTTGAAGCAATAGTGTGTTTTGCAAAAGTAAATTGTGTTGTTACAGAGCTATCATAAATATGTGCGTGAACTACAACGTTTCCTGATCCAATATTAGCCATATGTATATTTTGAATAATTGCTCTTGAGTTTGACGGTACAGTATAAACATCTGTTGCATTAGTAGTTGTTAAATCAAACTGTGCATTTTTATAAATATTAGCCACCTATACCTCCTGAATTAAACCAAGTAAATCTTTCTGTTTCTTGTTTAAGTTCATTTAAAAATGTAGAATTTAGTTGTTCTGTTATTAAAGAAATAGCTCTGTTAATTTGTTTTTGGTTAGAAAAATCATATTCTTCTTTTGGTTCAGGTATTCTTACTACTATCTTAGCCATTATCTTCTACCATCTGGTTGTATATCTATTCTTAAAGTTCCAAAGCGCCAAGACTCACTAACATCAGTGTTTTCTATTTTAATGTTAACAAATCTTCCTCTAGCTCTTGTATCTTTTTTATCAGTACTTGCAGTAATTGTAAATGGACTTAAAGCAGTTGTGGTCTCCGATTGTTGAGGATAACGTTTAACAGCGAGAGTTACTTTTGCATTACCTTGTAAATCTTTGAAGTCTGGTACAAATCTTCTCATAGCTAAAAATATATCTCCTGAAATACTTGGTCCTGTTGCTTTTCCTTGTGCATTTTGTGCTCTTGATTGTATATCAAAATCATATGATTTTACAAATGATGTAACAGTTGTTGTACTACCATCAGGGTTTACCTGATCAGTTCCAACCTCATGTTCAAATAAAATTGTTTGACCTAAACCTGATTCTCCAACAATTACAGGAAAAGTACCAACAGCTGAGTCATTAAATTTGGTAGCGGATGGTTTAGGATATACACTAGCATCAATCCAAGATGTTCTAGCTTCAGTTCCAATATACCAAACACCACCTTTCATAGGTTCACCATAATTAAATACAACGTACTGATCATTGTAATCAGATTTTGTTGATGGATAATACCAAATAACTTCTGTATATAAATTATTTATACCTGCATAAATCTGTTGTCCTTTAGTTGTATCTGCTTGATCATAAACATAGTCTTCAACCGAACAAGGTAAAGATTTAACTGTACCATCAAACATAAAAAAACCATTATTAGACATCCAAAAAGCAGCACCATCTATTTCAATAGCTGCATTCTTACCAATTAATCCACAGTTGGTTCCAACTTGTTCGAAACCAAATGTAAAAGGTGCACCAATAAATTTCATGGTATACAAAGCATTATCTGTCCAAACTAGAATTGTTTCTTTTGCTTTTAAAGAACCTATAATTTTAGTTCCATCTTGTAATCTTTGTGAACCCGCTGAGTTAATTGCAGTAGGTGTATAATTATTTATATCTTCTTGATCCGAAAATCTTATAAACATATCATCTTGAGTTGATGTATCTCCAATAGTTGTTTCTGTTCCAAGATGAATTAAGTGACGTGTTGTAGGTGATACTAAAGATACTCTAGTTGCTGTTGGATTAGCTGATGTAGAAAAACCAGATGTGGTTGTTGATGCTCTTGTTGTTAATCGTGAAGCGTCTCCGGCATTCCATGTAAAAGTTTTTCCATTTGCAATTGTTGCAACTAATACTTGACCAAAATTACTTAGACTCCAGAGGCCTGGTTCCAGACTCACATCAGATGCTGATGCAGCTTCTCCCCAATTACCATTACCCCATGAATCAATACCCCAACCATAACCATAAGATTGTTCTGCAGGACCAACTTGTTCATAAGGTTTAACTTCTAAACTACCACCTGTTGAAACAGTTGCTGTTGCATTAGAACTTTGTGTAATTGTAAACACACTTGAACTTGTAATACTTGTTACTTGAAATAATTTATCTTCAAAATCAGAGTTTTGATAACCTGTACTACTTGGTAAAGTTACATTATCTAGTAATACAATGTCCCCAGCAGATAAACCATGATTAGATTTTGTTATAGAACAAACAGAGGAGTTGTTAGTCGTTGCAATAGTACAAGATGATAATGTAGTTTTTAAAGGTGTAATATCATAGAGTTGACCTTCAAAATATATAAGTAGAAATTTATCTGTGCCAATTGCAATGTATCTATTTCCATCTAAGTCTACAAATGCA